CTCCTTTCGGCGAGGATTCCTAACCCCCACAGGAGAGTGAACATGCCTACCGAAACATCTAAGCCCGCCTCGAAGCCGGACGCTTTGGCGACGACATCAACCGGCGGGGCAAAAACCCGTAAAGACGAAGATCAACAGACTATAGCCCCTTTCGGTTCGCGCGTTGCGGACCAGATGGAACAGATGTTCCTCGATGGCGACGCTATCGACCGCGATCTGAAACGCCTCCCGAAGATGGATGCGAACGACCCCCGCGTCGGGCTCGGCAAACCTCACATTCTGAACACCGAAGAGCAGACAGCAAAGGCGGGCGAACTCGATCCCGGTGACGCTGGATGGATCGAGCTGGACGAAAAGGGAACCCCGGTCGGCGAAGCAACGAACGTTCCGCCAGTGAACAAACCCGCAGCTCCGGTTGTAGGGGTGGTCGAAAGTCAGCCGAGAGTTCTCGCGACCCCCGGCGGCGCGTTCCTCACCGACAAGAATATGCAGCCGAGCCCGCAGCTGTATAAGTACAGTTCCCCCGCCTACAATCGTGACTATATGAAGATGGCGGAACTGGTCGCGGAACGTGACAAGCTGGTCATGCCTGGCGACACTGCGGCCAGAAAACCGGCAGCATAGGATCAGTGGCAACGGGTATCCCCCCCGACAAACGTCCCTATGAGACACCCCGTTGCTATTGTAGAAGGGGGGCGGACCCCATCCAACTCCCCGCCCCCTTTCGCCCTCACCACAATAGGAGCCAAATATGGCACAGCCAGCCCAGACCGAAATGGAACGCCTCGACGCACTCGCTGAAATGCGCGAGACTGCCGCGGCGGCAGCCAAGCAGAAGATTACCAAACTACTTCGCGGCTATCCGCGCGATGCTCCGGCTGAGTTCGTCCTTTTCGGTTACGCTGGCGTGAAGGTCACGCTTGGCGAAATGAAGGACGCGTTCGGTATAGAATAATGTCTTCTGAGGTAGCCCGCCTTGATCCGAGAGTACCGCTGGACTTGCAGCCACTGCCCACGATGCCTTATATTCAGCGGCCGATCGAACTTCCCCTCGACGTGGAGGAATGTCGAACCGCTATTTGGTATGCGCGCGGAAATATTACGCAAGCCGCGGGTATTCTTAAAGTATCATCGAGCAGGCTGCGTAATTTTGTTGCCAAGTCGGATTACCTATCCCGCGAAGTGAGCGAGGCCGCAGAGCAGTTACTGGACCGTGCCGAAACCATCGTTGCGGAAGCACTCGACGATGAAGATGACAAGAGCCGTCAGGACCAGATGGCCAAGTTTGTTTTGAGTTCGTCGATGGCCAAAAAACGCGGGTGGGGTTCCGGATCGAACCCCTCCGTATCCATCAAGAACCAGGGTTCAGGCACTTTAGTCGTCGGTTGGGCCGACGGAACTAAGTTTGAGCCAAAGCAAGAAAACGAAACCGTAATAGAAGGAGAATATAAGAGGGATGCTGGATAGTCCAGCCCTCGACGTAGATCGTGGCGATCCTGTTGAGCCGCAGCAGGTAATTGTACCTTATCGTCCGCGAAACCACCTCCTACCTATTCACAACTCTCCCAAGCGGTTCAAGTTCGTTACGATGCATCGCCGCGCGGGCAAGACGGTCGGAATCATTAATCACATCATTCGAAAGGCGATGGAGAATACCCGTCTGACCCCTCCGCCGCGTTACGCATATATTGGCCCATCATTCGCACAGGCCAAGGATCTTGTTTGGGGGTATCTGAAACATTACACGAGCACTATTCCGGATACTAAGTTTTCGGAGGGGGATCTGTTCTGCGTGCTTCCTAACAATGCGAAGATATCACTATATGGAGGAGCCGGTGCTTATGAAAGAATGCGGGGTCTCTATTTCGATGGTGCTGCTCTCGACGAATTTCCTATGCTCAACCCAGCTGCATGGAGCAGCGTTGTACGCCCTTGTTTGGCCGATTACCGTGGTTGGGCTATCGTAAGCGGCACTTCGAATGGCGACGATCACTTCCACGCGCTCAAGAAACGCGCCGAACGCGATCCTGAGAAGTGGGACATTTATATAATACCCGTCACGGAAACCGACGCACTCGACCCGGAAGAGGTCGTAGAAATGACGTCGGACATGACCGCCGCCGAGTATGCCCGTGAAATGCTCTGCGATTTCAACGCGCCGATCGAAGGGTCTTACTACGCCGAAATAGTCAACGAACTGCGGCTCCAAGGCCGAATGACGCAGGTTCCGTACCAGAGTGACGCCCAGGTATTCACTTGGTGGGATTTGGGCATCGACGACGAGACATTCATATGGTGTGTTCAGCGCGTCGGTCAGTCACTTCATATTATTGATACTATCGCGAACACCGGTCAGAGCCTCGAATACTACGCGAATCAATTGAAACAGCGCGGATACGTTTACGGCGGACACGTTTTGCCACACGATATTAAAGCGCGCGAAATGGGGACGGGCAAGAGCAGGTACGATACACTCACACAATTTCTTGATAACGTTATAATTTGTCCGATGCTATCCGTGGAGGATGGAATAAACGCCGCCCGATCCGTTCTACGCATGTGCTGGTTCGACGAACCCCGTTGCCAGGCTGGAATACAGGCGCTGATGAACTACCAGAAGGGAAAGACGGGCCGACCGGTTCACAACTGGGCTTCGCACCCCGCTGATGCATTTCGGACGGGTTCCGTGGCGCTCAACATGACCATAGGTTCCCTTTCGGGGAGCGGGCGGAACGTCTTACCGTTCGCTGGACCGCTTCGTAGACGCATTAGGAGGCTTCGGGCATGAATGTAGTGTTCAACAAGCCTCTCGAAGACCCGATGGCGCTTGAGCGGGTATTCGATAATAACAACACATCCATGGGCGAGCCGATGGCTCGGTTGGATAATCCAGAGGAGTATGAGAACCTAATCCGGAATATGATCAAAGATGCGCAGAGCTTCGAGGAAAGCACTCTGCAGCCGGAACGCGACACTCTGCTGCAGTATTTCTATGGGGACATTCCGGCAGCGGATTCAGTAGATGACGAGGGAAACCCTACCACCTCGACAGTTGTATCGACGGATGTTCGTGATACCGTCATGGCGATCATGCCGTCACTCATCCGCATTTTCTGCGCGCCAGAGCACATTGTTTCATGCATGCCGAACCATAATGGTCAAGAGGAGATGGCCAAGCAGGCTACGGAATATATAGAGTATGTGTTCTGGGAGGACAATCCTGGCTTCCTGTTGCTCCACGACGCGTTTAAGGATGCGCTTACGACGAAGACCTGCGTAACGCATTGGTACACCGATAATGAAACCGAAGTGGTGACGCAAGAATTCGAGAACATTACTCAGGAGCAGCTCCAGTTCCTCATTTCGGAGAACGAGACGATCGAAGTGCTCGAGGCGAATGCTAGCTCGACGCAGCCAGATATGCTCGAGACTGTTTCGCTGCGCTGGGAAGTGAGCAAGCCTACTTTAAAGATCGTGGGCATTCCGCTCGACGAGTTCCGGGTGGATCGGAAGGCGCGCAGCGTGGACGATGCGTCATTGATTGGGTTCCAGACCATCAAACGAATTGGCGAACTGGTGGCGGCTGGTTATGATGAAACCATACTTAGCCAGTTCACCGGGGCGACTCAGCCATATTCTGCAGACCGGATATTCCGAAATGTCGGACTGGATGAGAACAGCCCTCTCGAAGCATTCGAGATCGACTACGGAGAGTATTACGTTCGTGTCGATAAAGACGGGGACGGCATCGAAGAACTCCGGAAAATTTGCACAGTTGGCAGTAATAATACGATCATCGCGGACGAACCCGTTCAGTGGGCGAACTTTTCTGTCGGTTGCCCCGATCCGAAGCCGCACACGTTGATCGGGGATTGCCCCGCCGATTTGGTTACTGATATTCAGCGGATTAAGACGAATATGCTGCGCGGGTCGCTCGACTCGCTTGCGCAATCAATCTGGCCGCGAACAGTTTTCAATGAGCTGTTGGTGAACGTGGATGATGTTCTTAACGAAGAGATCGGGGCTGCAATTCGTACAAGAGGCGCACCGCAAGAGACCCTTATGTCCATCGCCCACCAGTTTGTGGGCCAGCCGGTCTTTCAGATGTTCGACACTATGGAGAGGCTCCGGCAAGTTCGTACCGGCATATCGGACGCGTCTAAAGGCATCGATCCTAAAGCACTCCAGAGCACGGCGATTACCGGCGTCGAAGCCATTATCTCTGGAGCCCAAGAACGAATTGAGCTTATCGCTCGACTCATGGCTGAAACCTGGCTCAAACCCATCTTTAGAGGACTCCTCCGAGAAATAACGAACCACCCGAACCAGCAGCGAACCATTCAGCTCCGCGGCAAGTGGACAGATGTTCAGCCGAGCACTTACGATCCTAACATGCGCATTTCGGTGAACCCCACGCTCGGTAAGGGTTCGGACGTTGCGCGGCTGATGGCTCTGCAGGAGGTCAAACAGACCCAGTTGCTAGTCATCGAGAAGTTCGGGGTCAGCAATCCGGTAGTCGGGCCGCAGGAGTTTATCAACACCGTAACCGACATGATGGCGATCGCGAACGTCAAGAACACGCAACGTTACTTCAAGGATATCCCGCCTGAGGTGATGGAACAGATCATGAATGCGCCGAAGGATCCCGATCCGGCTTTGGTGCTTGCACAGGCCGAGATGGAGAAGCGCCGCGTTGAGATGATCAAGGAGCAGGCGAAGCAGGTGGCGGACCAGCGGAAGCTCAAGATCGACGATGATTTCAAGCGCGACCAGTTGATGGTTACGAGCATGCTCGACGCCGCCAAGATCGAGGCGCAATTCGCGGTAGACGTAAACGAGCAGAGAATTTTGCAGGAAAATCAAGCTAACGAATTGGCGCAGGAAGATGAAGGATCAGTTCCAGCTTGATGAACGTGCCGCTGAGGCAAAAAATATCCTGAATAGTCCCCTGTTCCAGGAGGCGATCAGGAAGATGAGGGAGCATCATATCGCTCGTCTAATGCAAGCAGTCGTAGGTTCGGATGAGGCTAAAGAAGCCCACGCAATGCTCAAAGTGGTCAGTGAGTTCGAAGTCAACTTTCAGAGCATCATGACGGACCAGAAGATGGATCAGTACTACAGGAAGGCGCAACATGGCACCGGATGATGATATGGAATCGGCCGCTCAGGCTTTCGATGCAGCTATAACTGCCGAACAGCGCGGCAATCCGCCTGCGCCTCCGGAGGATACTTCGAAGCAGAAACCCACTGAGCGGATGTTCGGCAATCTGGGGAAGACCGAGGTAGACGACGAATCCCCGGAGAAGGGTGGCGGCGATGATGAAGCCGACCCTGAGGCAACTATTTACGCCAAGCAGAATCGCGGAAAGGAGGCTAAGAAAGAAAATGAGACAGAGGCGGAAGACAACGAGTCCGAAGAAGGGGACCCAGAAGCCCTCGTGGAAGAAGATGAGGAAGACGACGAGCAAGAAGAAGATGACGGAGGGGTTGACGCAGGCGAGCTTGACCTATCCACTAAAGTAAAGGTGATGGTCGATGGTGAGGAAGCCACCGTTCCGCTCAAAGAGGCTCTCGAAGGCTACATTCGTACTGAAACCTTCCACCGTCGCCTTGGGGAGATCGAGGAAGGACGGAAAGTCGTTCAAGCTGCCGCCGCCGATGTCGTTCAAAATTTCCGGTATTCCCAGCAGCTAATCGAAACCATGGAAGGCCAGTTGAAGGAACTCGTTCCTCCTGAGCCGAATTGGGATGAGGAATTCGCCAAGGACCCGCAGAAAGCTCGGCAATTGCAGAAATACTACCAGCAGGTTGCCGATTTCAAGGGGAAGCTGCAGAAGCAGCGCGACGAGATTAACCAGAAGCAAGAGGCGCACAACGCTGAACAGCTGAAGGCTTATGCGGAGACGGAGGAAATTCGTTTCAATCGTCTAAACGCAAAGAATTGGGGTGTCGATCCGTCTAGGAAGACGAAAGATCTCCAAGCAATGCGCCGTACGGCGCTAACCGAGGGCTTTACAGAGGAGGAGTTGAACGGCGTCTTTGATAGTCGCATGCTTCAGGTCCTTCTGAAAGCCTCTAAGTACGATCGCATTATTGCGACAAAGCCGAAACCTAAACAGGCGGCTACCAAGTCAGTACCACCCGGACCGGGAAAACGTTCAGTGAACGGGACTGGTCGCAAAGGCATAGCTGACGCGATGAAGAAACTCGCCCGGACTGGAACGATAGAAGATGCCGCTCCAGTCTTCGATCAAATCTTGCGCCAAAGGTAAAAGTAATGGCTAAAGTAGCAGGCGCCTTTACTACCTACATGTCGACGGGCAATCGTGAAGACTTGTCAAATGCGATCTACAACATTGATCCGTTCGACACGCCTATCATGTCCTTGGCTCGTCGCCGTAACGTAAAGGCTCGTACATTCGACTGGCAGACCGAAAACCTGCCGAACGTCGATCCGAACAATGCCCAGCTCGAGGGATTTGAGCTGACAAGAGCAGGTGGTCAGGCGACTGTCCGACTGACGAATGTGTGCCAGATTTCGTCGCGCGATGCGACTGTTTCTGGTTCGCAGGAAGCATCGGATGCGGCTGGCAAGGGTTCCGAAATGGGTCACCAGATGGCTATGAAGTCGAAGGTGCTCAAGTCGGATATCGAAACCATCATGTCGGGCAGACAGGCTCGCGTCGATGGCGACGATACTACTCCTCGCAAGACTGAAGCGATCGCTCATTGGATCGCTCGTGCAGTTGACCGTAACGCAGTCGCAGGTGATGCCGTTATTGGAGTCACGGCTGGCCTTCCGGTTACCGCAACCGGAGCGTTCGCCGCTGTCATTGCGGGTTCTCAGATCGCCCTTACCGAAGTAATGCTCGGTGATGCGATGGAACGCGCCTACGGCAACGGTGCTCGACCAGATACATGGGTGGTTCCGCCCGCTATCAAAC